ATGGATAAGGCAGTTTTTGCGGCGGCGGTTCCCATCTTAGACGCTTCGATAGCAAATCGGTCTTGTACCGAACGCGTTCGATTGATACCTGATCTCAATTCATCTATTGTCTCTCCTAGGCGGCGTGTTTTAATCGCGTTAGGGTCCGCGGCTTCGATCTTCTTCATGGCGCCGGCTTCGTCTATCTTAAGATCACCTCTGAGAAATTTTCTAGTCTCTGCGACAGATCCGAGACCAAGCGTTTTCGAAAGAGCCAAGAGTTCAAACTTGCCCATGTCTTCAATACTCTTACCGGAGTTCATGATCGCATTTCGCACGGTTTCCGCTCTCTCCACTTCCGTCATGGTCAAAAGCTCCATGGAGTTAAAGGCGGACTTGCCTAAAATCTGGTTTAGCTTGCCTGCCATGTCTGCAGATCCTTGGAAAGTATCTAAATTTTCTCCAAAAGTGTTGGTGAGTGCACTAAAAGATACTCCAGTTGTTGTTGACATCTTCTGTAAGCCAATAAAATTATCCATCATCTTATCTGCTGAGTATGCGAAGTTCTTTTGTGCGATTTGAAAGTTTTCTGCTAACTGCTTGCCAGATACTGGAATCTCTTTTTGTACGTTTATCAAGGTTGATGTTAAACCTTTGATCTGGGTCTCGTTCTGATTAAAAGCCATGGCGGCGGTGTCGACGATTTGTGCAAAACTATTCATCTCGAAGCCGGCGCCCTGCATTGCGACGCCAGATTCCATCAAAGTCTTCTTTAAACCGTCTGAAGCAAGCGCAACACTCATAGTATTATCTCTGAATGCTTTTGTTACCTCTCTCGCTGATCCAAGGTTGCCGTTCAGCTGTAAACTTGCCTCGTTTGCCGCACTAATAGCGTTTGCGAAACCAAACATGTCCGAGGTATATCCAGCCTGGAAGAACTTTTGATTCTGCTCTGCAAACTGTCTTGCAGAACCGGCGAGAGCTTCGAATCCATTGAGCACCCTTTCTGATGGCTTAGCTAGTTCTTCGAGGGCTTCTTTAAGCGTCCCAATTGACTTGGATGCCGCGTCGCCTGCTACCTT